ACTGGGGTTCTAAATGATCAGCGACGAGAGAGCAGAAAAGGCGCTGCGGTATCTGGTTGATACCGACGAGCCTTGTGCGCTCGCCAAAGCAGAGGTCGAGCGTGCGGAATATGCTTTTAAAGCAATCCGTGAAACCGTTTTCTCGCACGCCGAAGGTACGGTGGCACAGAAGCAAGCAACTGCTGCCACCCATCCTACAACCAAAGAAGCGCATGATCGCTACTGCGCGGCGATGGCCGTATATAGCAAAATGGCGAACAAGCGTGAAAGCGAGAAAATAATTTTGGATACGTGGAGAACAATCCAAGCCAACAAACGGCAGGGATAAAAAAAGCCCCACCGAAGTGGGGCTAAGGACTCTCTAACAGGAGAAACTAACGATGCCCAACCAAACCACTTGGGAGGGACGATGCCCAGTCAGATTACATGGCGGGCGAGGGGTTTGCAATGGACATACTGAACGAGATTAAAGAACGAGACATCAGCAAACTGACGCCCGCACAGTGGTTTGGCCGCTTTGCCTATGTCAGAAGCGAGGACAGTTATTTCGACATGGTTGAGCGACGGGAATTGTCGCGCCAGTCATTCAATGCCATGTACCGGCACGTTTCGTGCGCCTCGATACACAACAAACGCCGCATTGAGGCGTCTGTGGCGTTCGACGAGAGCCGTGCCGAGATGGGCGGCCATGCCCTAGAGGGCATCACGTTTGCCGCTGGAGAAGCCGCGCTCGTAGCCCGTGGTGGGCTGGTCTACGGTAACCGATGGCGGGATGCTAGGCCGAAGGCCAGACCGGCTGACGTATCGCCGTGGCTTGACCATGTTGAGCGCATGATTCCTGACCCGATGGAGCGCGAACACGTTTTAAACGTGATGGCTTACAAGCGGCAGAATCCGAATCGCAAGATCAACCACGCGATCCTGCACGGCGGTTTGCCTGGATCGGGTAAAGACACCCTGTGGACGCCTTTTCTGTACGCCATCGGTGGCGGGCTGAACAGCAACGTAGCGATTGTGCGCTCCGACGAATTGCAGAACCAATGGGGCTATGCGTTGGAGTCCGAGGTGGTCGTTATCAACGAACTACGGCAAGCGGGTAAAGACCCGAGAGCGTTAGAGAACAACCTCAAACCGTTGATTGCTGCGCCGCCTGAACTGCTACAAGTGAACCGCAAAGGCTTGCACCCTTATTACGCGCTCAACCGGCTTTTCGTTTTGGCGTTCAGCAACGAGCGGGACGCGATTGCACTCCCTGCCGATGACCGTCGCTGGTTTGTGCTGTGGTCGCACGCTCCGAGGATGCACAACGAGGAAGCCGCTGCTATGTGGCATTGGTACGCGCAGGGTGGTCTCGATGCCGTCTGCGCCTATCTCGATGAGCGGGACGTTAGCGCGTTCAATCCTGGAGCCGCTCCGCCAATGACAGACGCGAAGGCTATCTTGTTACAGACTGGCATGAATCCCACAGAGGCCGCGCTTGCCGAAATGATTGCAGCGCGTCAGGGCGTATTCCGACACGGCTTTATCACTAGCCCGTTTCACAAACTGGTGAACGACCTGCAAAACGCGCTAGGGGATCGTTATAGGGTGAACCAAGCCGCGATAAACATTGCGTTGAAGGATGCGGGGTGGACAGACCGAGGGCGTATCTACTCGAAGGAACACGTCACGAAGAAACACGTTTTCACCGCGCCCGAACACTCGCACCTGTCGAATAGTGAGGTGCGGCGCATGGTCGAAACCGCTGCGCCGCCGCCGTTGTCAGTCGTCAAATAACACGGAGAAAAGCACGGTGACGGCTACTGCTATCAGGAATCCTGCCATAGCGTAGCCCTCGCCGTGTCAATACAGCGCCCTAGGTACGTTATCCAGTACCTACGGGTGCAGCGTGTCAGTTTAGGGTATTGGGGCGGCAAGCCCCACCGCTCGTGAAACTCGGTCATGAGCGGCCATCCAGAGCGCGACGCAATTCCTCAACGAACAATGAAAGATCGCGGATCGGTATATCTTCATCCCACGCATAGAGAAACACTCGCACGGCATCCCGAAGGTTTGCCGTGTTGTCGAACCCGTCGTCGTCCATTTCGCGGAATAGGTCTTCAAGTTCTGAAATGGTCGGTGTGTGTGGTTTTTCCATAAGTCACCAATAAACTGAATCGGGGTTAATACGTCGTCGGCTATGCCAGTTCGGTGGCGGCACTTCCCGCCAGTCCATGCCGCGACAATGCCAGAAGGCGAGACGACGCCACAACCTACGCATGGGGCGCACCTCGCAGTCTGTAGCGGGCGTAATACTTAAATCCGTTAATTGTTTTTTCCCTCTGACACTCAATGTCCATACCTTCGCGCCTTAAATCGGCTATGCGAGCAGCAAGGCGGAAGCATCCGAAGTCTTCCAGAGCGTCAATTGGGGTAAGTGACCGCCCCGATAGCAGGGCGGCTTTGATTGCTTCAGTCTGCGACATCAAGCAGGTCTCCTGTGTTTACCTCTTCTACTTCCCAATCCATCGTTGAACAGGCGATAACGCCGCCTCTGACGATCTGCAAGGCAATCTCTGCGGCTTCATCCTCATCCCTTGCGCCTACGCTGACCGTTTCCTGGACGGTCGCCCATAGCACTACATCAAAATACTTCATGGCAGCAACTCCACTTCTAGCGATTCCTCGGGATACAACAAGTCGGCGGCATATTGGAGCGTGTCCCATGTAACGCCGATGGTTGCATCATGGTTGTCTTTAACAAACTCCAGCACCTCTAGGGCTTGGTCATTGTCAAGATCAGGGCGGACGTCTTGCACGTCGTCAACACACCACTCGATAAAGATGCTGTTTTTATTCCCTGCGCCATTCTCGAACGCTTCCAAGGCGTTTCGCAGGGTGAAGGTGTCGATGTTATGCCCGCGCTGTAATTCCTCGTTGATGTATTCCGAGAGATAGGCGGCGAGATGTTGCGATGCGTTCATGCGGCTTCCCCTGTGGCTTTAGCGATGGCGGCTTCTACGTCGTTGACGGCATTTGCCATGCTGTCGGGATCGTTGGCGCGATATGACGCGATGACGTTACGCAGGGCGGCTAACAAGTCAGGTGCAGCAGCGACAAGGCGTATATTTGCGTCGCACTCCTCAATGGAGCGTCCGGCAATATCAGGGACAATAGGCAGCAACATCGAACCGGCATAAATGCCGACTGCATCGCGTACCGTTTCGGTGCTATAGGTTCTGGCAACCCAAGGGGCGGGAGTGTGCGCGCTCATGCGGCCACCTCATCGCGGATCGCGTCTAACAGATGTTCGGCGATTTCGTACCAGTTAACGTCATCCAGAAAGGCTCGCGCCCATCCGTCTACAATGTCCGAGGGTGTCAGCATCCGGCTACGGATACCGACTGGCTCGCTCAATGCGGCATCGATGACTTCTTCCGCGTAGCCTTGCGCCCATCGTGCAACGTCGCAGACTTCTGGCAACCCGTCGAAATGGTCGCGCAGGTTTAGCCCGTCGAACGTCTCCAAGTTAACGCGCCAAGTGGCGTAATTTGTCCATCCGTTGTATCGGTTTTCGGTTTGCATGGTTAGTCTCCTAGTTAGTTGGTCTCATCAGTACGGGCATAACCCGTAGACGCCTCACGGCGTTTCGACCTCTCTAGGATTAGCGAATAACTTTAGGTTGCATGGTTCCGCTCTCACTCCACACCATGTAGCAATGCTCGTCTCGGTACTTCATACGCATGAGGCGATTGCGGATGGCGCGAGCGTAAGTGTTGGAGCGTTTATGTTCATCCTCGGTCATGAGGCGTGATGGATTGGTGGCATGGTTCCACGCAGCACACAATCCGTAGATGGTGTGTCCTGCTCTCCACAGTTTCCCGTCTGCGTTGTATTGAGCGTAAGGCTTCATAGTTAGTGTCTCCTGTAAATTAATCGTTAGTGAGTATGCCGAGTATTGCAGTAGCAAGGCTGAAGCATCCCGCGAGGAATAGCGGAAGGATGGCTCGCTCGTCTGCGATGAAAGCGAAGATGAAGCAAGCGTAGGCGATAGGCAGAGTCACGGAAGATAGGCGAGTCATGACTGAACCTCCGTGCAGAACTCTGCCGCCCCTAATGCGTGGTCTATATCGGCGAAGTCGTCAGAAGTAAACGAGCCGAACAAGCCAGTCGCAGGATCGTCACCGAAGGCGTCCTCGTCACGGTAGACGCAAACCATGAAGTCCTCATGGGTTGGGTAATCCATGCCGCCCGTGTTAGTCATCACCACATAACGACCGTCGTCTAGCGTCATGGCGAGGCAGCGGAAGCGACCGTCATCCATAACGTTAAACTCAGGATAGTAATCACGCACGTTTCTCATGAGTGCGCTCCGTTAACCCACCAACGACCGACACGAATTGCACGGTCGCGCTCCATCAAGTCTGTGACCATTCGACCGTTGAGGCGAACGTAGTAATCGGAGCCGGTGAGGGTGCTAACTTCGACGACCTCAACCTTTCCATGCCAACAACGCATACGTCCAATGACGATCTCAACGTTCTCAGGCTCATCGTTGCGAATGTCGCCACGGTCAAAGCCGTCGAAGCGACTGTTATCCGCTGCGCTGTCTTGTAGGTGTTCTGCGTGCTTGTCGAACATCGTGTTTCTCCTGCGTCCGGTGCGCGTTGTTTTGGCCGGAGTAGTCATTCTCTATATGGCCTGATGGCTGTCAAACTATTTTTTACAGCATGACCAATATGCGGACACGTTAGGCAGAACTTATGCGCTGTTAGGTCATGGTAGGCGAGTCAAAACAGAGGTTTTGTAAAGCAAAAGAGAAAAGATAGGCGAAACGATCCAGGTTAGGCGAGATCGAGACGGTTAGGTATTCACCAAGTTAGGCGAAGTTAGGTAGAGCGAAAACGATTGGAAAACATGGGAAAAGGTAAAAGGTATGCGAGTTAGGCTATGTCTCTTACTGTCAATTTGTTGATGGAAGTAGAAAGAGACTTGGAAATGGATAGCCTAAATAGCATACCGCCTCCCCTTGCTAACCTTTCCCCTCACCCTTTGTTGCATCTACGCAACAATCACCATGTGTTGCAGTAAAACTACTTGTTGCATCCATACCACAACGTAAGGTTGTTGCATCTACGCTACACCTAGGCTTGTGGTACACGCACAACAATGTGTTGCAGCAAAACAACAGGGGGGGGTAGGGCCAGAGCGTGACCGGTCACGATTACGAAGCCCTCACAAAAACTTTTTATTTTTTTTCACATCCGCTAAACTTTCCCTTGCAACGTCTGACCAGATGCGCTGGTAGCGACCGAGAGGTAACTGAAGGAAAGGACTCCACCATCTAAGGCACTAAACGTATCCCTAGACGCTTCCGCCTCGGCACACAGTCTCGACGGACGTTCGAGATCGCGGCCTCCCGGCAGGATCATCCTGCACGTTGCTTTCCTCTCGCCAAACCTTCTGTTACATTCCCCGCATGGCACTACGAATGACGGAGCAAGAGTGGTCGGAGTTTGCCGCCACTGCCTTGGTATGCCGTTCCTGCTTCTGGTCTGCTGAAGTGACGCGTCCGCAAAACAAGATTTGGTGCACTCACCGTGTCTCTTATGGCTGGGTCACCGATAAACCTCGATGCGACGGGATTACCTTTAAGTACGAGGCTAAAGATGGAGACGTTTAGGTCTATCCCTTTTAAGCCTCGGGAACTAAAAGCCTATGAGGAGGTTTTAGATAAGATTTACTAGGCTGCCAAACTTGGGCTGAAGGGTGACGCCCTAGCCTTTGCTGCAGACATGCTGCCAACCGAGTACCGTAGGCTCTGCCAGATGGACGGGGCTGCGGCTATCGCGGAGGCTAAAGGTCGTGCTGATAGTGAATTTGAGGCGGCCAACCAGTTGCGCGTGGCGGCTCTTGGTGGCGATAGCAAGGCAGCACTTGCTCTCTTGCAGCACGTGCATGGGTGGGTCGCTAAGACCCAGGTGCAGGTCGATGTTAAATCGCAGATCAGTATCATCGCGGCACTGCAAGAGGCGGAATCCCGCGTTATTCAGGGAAGAGTGGTGTCGGATACACCGCCTGCACTAACACACCAGCCGACCGCAGCGTTAAAGTACGAGCAGGAGGTTCCCGCTTATGCCGCCGAATAACCGCCTTGCTCCCCCGGTAAACAACGCTTTGACCGGATACGTTCCAATGCCTGCTGACCCCGGCTTAGTGCCGCCCGTGTACTCACGGTTTGGCCCTGCTGACTACGCGCAGAACCTTTCTATTGGCGTTGGCGAAGGGTTAACCTCGCGCCTTAAATCCGCCAAACAGGCAATTCAAGACCCCATACAAGCGGTTAGAGAAGCGGCAGCGTCAATCCGGCAGATGTACGACGATCCGATGCTTGCCCTGCAAGCCCTTCGGCAACTGCGCCAGCAGGTTATGTCTGGGCCGATTGGCATGGGTCAGGCTATCGGAGAGATGGCGCCTGTAGGCGTTCGTGGTGCGCCAGTCAAGCAAGACATCTTTATTGGTGAGAAAGCAGCAACGTGGAACGTTCGCGCTGCACAGAACGCCGAGTTGCTGGAAAAGGCTGGCGCTTCTCCAGAACTTATTTGGGAACGATGGGGGGTTTGGCGCGGTCCTGACGGAAGGTGGCGGCAGGAAATTTCAGATGAGGCTATGGCGCTTAAAAAACCGTTTGAGTCTAGAGAAATTAGCAAAGAGACCAATTATCTTCCGCCTCCTGCTGAACCAATTGAAGACCTGTTGGCGCATCCGGCGTTAATGGAAGCGTATCCTCAACTTAAAAATACGCAGATGCTTTTGCAGAAACAGCAAGATTGGCTTCCAGAATCAGCACAATCAGGCCAATTGCGTTCAAGGTTAGGAGCAAATCCGCCAAGTTTTGCGTTGGATGTTAGAAGCAAGTCGCCTTCAAAGGCTTTGTCAACTTTAGTGCATGAATTGCAGCACGGAGTTCAGGATATTGAAAAATTTCAGCAAGGCGCTATGCAAACTGATTTTTATGCAATTGCCCGCAAGCAATTAGAAACGGACTCCCTTTTTCAAGCATTGCCAGAAAAAGACAAATTAAACGCAATCAGTGAGACCGCGTTTGATTTATATCGCCGCACTATGGGCGAGGCTGAAGCACGAGCAACAGAGGCTCGACGACTAATGTCAAAGGAACAGCGGCGCAAGACGTTGCCTTCAAAGTCTTACGACGTTGAATTTAACAAGTTGGTTCGACGCGATTAATGCAACTGCCGATCTATAGCGCCGAAGAAGAAGAGTTGCTGATGAGCAAACTCTGGTCGCCCTCTATCAAGGACGACCCGGAAGCCTTCGTGCTGCTCGTGTTCCCGTGGCAGAAAAAGAACACGCCCCTTGAGCATTTCCAAGGTCCGCGTAAGTGGCAGCGTGAAGTGCTGCGCCAAGTAGCCGCGCACATGAAAAAGAACAAGGAAGCCACCGCCTACGAAGTCCTGCGTATGGCTACCGCTTCCGGTCGCGGTATCGGTAAGTCGGCACTCGTCTCGTGGCTTATCCTTTGGATGCTGACCACGCGCATAGGCTCAACGACTATTGTGTCGGCTAACTCAGAAGCGCAGTTGCGCTCGATCACATGGGCCGAAATCACTAAGTGGGCAGCGCTCCTAATCAACTCGCATTGGTTTGAGATCAGCGCTACCCGCGTGATGCCCGCTAAATGGATTGCTGAACTTGTTGAACGCGACCTTAAGAAAGGCACCCGCTACTGGTCTGTTGAAGGTCGTCTCTGGTCAGAAGAAAACCCCGACTCGTATGCCGGTGTCCACAACCACGACGGCGTGATGGTCATCTTCGACGAAGCCTCGGGTATCCCTGACCCTATCTGGTCTGTGACCGCAGGCTTCTTTACTGAAAACACGCCAAACCGTTTCTGGTTTGCGTTTAGCAACCCACGACGGAATGAGGGCTATTTCTATGAGTGCTTCAACGCGAAAAGGAACTTCTGGACGACGCAAAGCATCGACGCCCGGCAAGTCGAAGACACCGACAAAGCGGTCTACGAGCAAATCATCGAAGAGTACGGCGCGGACTCCCCGCAAGCCCGAATCGAAGTGTATGGACAGTTCCCCGCCGATGGAGACGACCAGTTCATCCCTCCAAGCCTGGTGGACGAAGCGGCGAGCCGCCCTAAGTACAAGGATGAAACTGCTCCGATTGTACTGGGCGTTGATCCGGCTAGAAGTGGCAATGATTCCACGGTCATTGTCGCGCGCCAAGGACGCGATATTGTCGCGATTAAGAGATATAAAGGCGAAGATACAATGGAGATTGTCGGGCGAGTAATCGACGCAATCGAAGAGTTCCGCCCAGCGCTCGTTGTCCTTGACGAAGGTGGCCTCGGCTACGGCATCTTGGATCGCTTGAAAGAACAGCGGTACAAGGTGCGTGGCGTCAACTTTGGCTGGAAGTCGTCAAAGCCTGCGATGTGGCAGAACAAGCGTGCCGAGATGTGGGGTGATATGCGCCAGTGGTTGCGTACCGCCTCGATCCCGAACGAACGATTACTGAAGTCCGACCTCTGTAGCCCGCAGTACAAGACCAACTCCTCGGGTGCCATTGCCCTAGAAGCCAAGAAAGACATGAAGGCTAGGGGTCTCGCTTCGCCTGACGCAGCAGATGCTTTAGCGGTTACTTTCGCGTACCCTGTTGCAAGTCGGGAGTCAAGAGTTAAAATCGAGCGTAGGTTTTCAGGACGCGGCGAGATGCTCTCGTCGTGGATGGGTGCTTGAGTGGCTAAGAAGTCCGTATCGCTCTCCGTTGGTCGCGGCGAAAAGCAGCCCGTTTCTAAGGGCGCTGGCCTGACCGCCAAGGGTCGAGCGAAGTACAACCGTGCCACGGGCAGCAAACTGAAGGCTCCTGCCCCTAGCCCTAAGACTAAGGCAGACGCAGGACGCAAAAAGTCGTTCTGTGCGCGTATGAAAGGCGTCGTTGCCAAGGCCAAAGGCCCAGCAGAGCGCGCCAAGGCATCACTGCGACGATGGAAATGTAACTAATGGCTGCTAAAAAGGGCTTGTACGCCAACATTCACGCTAAACGGGAGCGTATTGCTGCCGGTTCTGGCGAAAAGATGCGAAAAGTGGGGGCCAAAGGCGCTCCGACTGCTAAAGCGTTCCGTCAATCGGCCAAAACGGCCAAAAAGAGGAAATAGTTATGAAGTACGGCCCTGTAGGCGTGTCACCCGGTGCCACGATTGGCGACATGATCACGAATTCGCGTATGCAGAAGCCCCGTGCGCCTGCCCCCCGCGCTCCGCGCCGGGTAAACGAGGAAATGATCCGCACGACGGTTGCATTTCGTCCGACTCCGGTCGTTAAGCCGCGTGGACGGATGGGCTAATGCCCTTAGTCAAGTCCGCCAGTAAGGGCGCTTTCCGTAAGAACATCAAGGCGGAAATGAAGGCTGGCAAGCCGCAGAAGCAGGCTGTTGCCATCGCCTATTCCGTTAAGCGCCGCGCTGCGGCCAAGGGTAAGAAGGGCAAGTAATGGCTAAAGACCCGACAGGGATGAAGGGAGCGGCTCAGGTCGCTAATACGCCGCAGTCCCGCCGTGGACGCGATGCGGGAGACATCCTCTCGCAAGCGCGTACCCGTATGCAGTTGTCCCTGACGGCGTATAGCGAGTCCCGCGACAGCGAACTTGATGACCTGCGCTTTATGGCAGGCTCGCCGGACAACCGCTGGCAGTGGCCGCAAGAGGTGTTAGCCACCCGTGGCGCAGTGCAGGGCCAGACGATTAATGCGCGTCCCTGCTTAACCATCAACAAACTGCCGCAGCACGTTCGTCAGGTTACGAACGATCAGCGCCAGAACCGTCCTTCGGGCAAGGTCATTCCGGTCGATGATCAGGCCGACATTGAGGTAGCCGAGGTATTTGACGGCATCGTTCGGCACATCGAGTACATCTCGGACGCCGATGTCGCTTACGACACCGCCTGTGAGAACCAGGTCACGTATGGCGAAGGCTATATCCGCATCCTGACCGAATACTGCGACGACAATACGTTCGACCAAGACATTCGTATCGGACGTGTGCGAAACTCGTTCTCGGTCTATATGGACCCTCACATCCAAGACCCCTGTGGGTCGGATGCCGAGTGGTGTTTCATTACTGAGGACATGCCCCGTGAGGAGTTTGAGCGTCATTTTCCTGACGCCGAGCCAATCTCGTCGATCCAGCAGCGTGGTACTGGTGACGAGAATCTGGCGCAATGGATTACGGATAACTCCGTTCGGATCGCGGAATACTTCTACGCTTACTACGAAAAAGCGAAGTTAAACCTCTATCCGGGGAACCAAACGGCGTTTGCCGGGTCACCCGAAGCCAAGCAGTTGGAAATGATGGGCTTGCAGGCTGTTCGCAGCCGCGAAGTCGATATTCGCAAGATCAAGTGGATCAAGACCAACGGCTACGAGATTCTGGAAGAGCAAGAGTGGCCGGGTAAGTGGATTCCGGTCATTCGCGTAGTCGGTAACGAATACGAAGTTGAAGGCCGTATCTATATCAGCGGCCTCGTGCGTAACGCTAAAGACGCGCAGCGCATGTACAACTACTGGGTATCCCAAGAGGCGGAAATGCTCGCTTTGGCCCCCAAAGCGCCGTTTATCGGCTATGGCGGTCAGTTTGAGGGATACGAGCATCAGTGGAAGACGGCTAACACGCAGAACTGGCCGTACCTTGAGGTCAATCCTGACGTAACTGACGGCGCTGGCTCGGCAATGCCGTTGCCGCAGCGTGCTGCTCCGCCCCTTGCTCAAACGGGCTTGATTCAGGCTAAGATGGGCGCGTCGGACGATATTAAGTCCACGACGGGCTACTATGACTCTAGCCTGGGCGCCACGTCTAACGAGCGGTCGGGTAGAGCCATTTTGGCGCGTGAACGTCAGGGCGATACGGGGTCATATCACTACGTCGATAACCTTGCCCGCGCTATCCGCTACGTCACGCGTCAACTCGTGGACTTAATTCCGAAGATTTACGATACCCAGCGTATCGCCCGAATCGTCGGCATCGACGGCGAAACGGGTACGGTGCGGATCGACCCGATGCAGCAAGAGCCTGTCCGCAAGATCGTGGATCAGGCTGGCATTGTCATCGAGAAAATCTACAACCCGTCTGTCGGTAAGTACGACGTAGCGGTAACGACTGGCCCGTCCTACCTGACCAAGCGTCAGGAAGCGATGGAGGCCATGTCGCAGATTCTGCAAGCCAATCCGAACCTCTGGCAGGTGGCTGGCGACCTGTTCGTCAAGAACATGGATTGGCCGGGCGCTCAAGAGATCGCTAAACGTCTGGCTAAGACGATTGACCCCAAACTCCTTGCCGACCCGGATGAAGACCCGGCGTTGCAGGCTGCTAACCAGCAGATTGAGGTTATGGGTCAGGAAATGCAGATGATGCAGGAAATGCTCCAGCGCGTCGGTCAGTCGATGGAAGCGACCGAACTGCGTATCAAGGAGCAGGAAGCCTCGATCAAGGCTTATGACGCCGAAACCAAGCGGATTGGCACTATGCAGGCTGGTATGAGCGAGGAACAGATACAAGATATAGTGATGGGTACGATTAGCGGGATGCTTTCCTCTGCTGATCTCGTATCGCCTGTTTCACGTGAAACCGAAATGATGCCGCCTGAAATGGGCATGTAGTTACCGCCGCAATGACCTGCGAAGTCTTTATCGGACGGCTGTTTTTGGCTCGGGATGTGACCCACAGCACCCACCTGAATACCCGTAACTACGCAAAGCACAAGGCGCTGCAAAAGTTTTACGAGGGCATTATTCCCTTGGCAGACACGTTTGCAGAGGCATATCAGGGTCGGCAGGGGCTAATTGGCCCGATTGCACTAGCATCTGCCCAGAAGTCGAACAACGTACTTGACTTTTTGGAAAAGGAACTTAAGGAACTTGAGGAAATGCGGTATAAAGTCGTCTCTAAAGACGACGCTACCCTGCAAAACCTGCTGGACGCGATCTTCGAGTTGTACCTGTCCACTATCTACAAATTAAAGTTTTTGGCTTGAGGTATAGACAATGGAATTACTGAATCCGCTTAACGACAGCCTGTACCCGGCCAGAACTGCGGCCTACACAGGCACCGCTGGCTCTACGGCTACTTGGGACCCAGGCCCGGAAGGCGTCGTGGTGTGGTGTACGTCCGATGCGTACGTGTCGGTTGGCGTTGGCGTCACTGCTACGACCAGCAGCACCCCGGTTCCGGCTAACACGCCGATCCCGTTTAAGGTTCCGCCTGGTTCTGGCGCTCCGTGGCGCGTGAGTGCTATCCAAGTGTCGGCAAGCGGCACTGTGTACGCAAAGCCCATTAACCAGAACTAAAGCCGATGGCTCGCTATTTTGGCGTTGCGTTGCGTAATGGCCTACCTATTGGTTTAGGCTCTGTTATCGCATTAGGAAATGCAGGGGGCGGGGTTGCCCCTCCCTCTCCTCCGTCAACAGTTGAATATCTTGTTGTTGCTGGTGGTGGCGGCGGCGGTGCCGCAGATAATTCCAACGGCGCAGGAGGCGGTGGCGGTGCAGGTGGATTTCGCACGGCAACTGGGCTTGCTGTAACTGCTGGCGTTGCATATACCGCAACAGTTGGCGCGGGAGGCGCTGCGGCAACAAGCGGCTCAAATTCTGTATTTAGCACCATTACGTCGGCTGGTGGTGGCGCTGGTGGTTTCCAAGCGGGCCTGCAAACGGGCGCCAACGGTGGCTCCGGCGGCGGCGGTTTTGGTCGCGGCGCTGCTGGTGGAACTGGCAACACTCCATCCGTCAGTCCGTCACAAGGTAACAATGGCGCTGCTGGAAATGCGTCTCCCGGCGGTGGTGGCGGTGGTGGTGGTGCTTCTGCTGCTGGCTCAACAAACGCCACACAGGTTAATGGCGGAAACGGCGGTAACGGTACAGCGTCATCTATTTCTGGCGCGTCTGTAACTTATGCTGGTGGCGGCGGTGGCGGCGGTCAAACTCCGGGAGGAACTGCTGGCACCGGCGGCGCTGGCGGTGGTGGCGCTGGCGGGACTGCTGGTTCTGGCGCTGCTGCTACGGCAGGCACGGTAAATACGGGCGGTGGCGGCGGTGGCGCTGCCGTGTTCGCTCCGACTCCGGGGGCTGGCGGCGCTGGCGGATCAGGAATTGTAATCGTGCGGTATGCAGATACTTTTGCCGCTGCCGTATCTACCACGGGATCGCCGACTGTGACGGTGGCTGGCGGGTATCGAGTGTATACGTTTACCAGTTCTGGCTCGATTACTTGGTGATATATGGCGCACTTTGCACAACTTGATGGGAATAGCGTCGTTACACAGGTAATTGTTGTAAACAATGATGCGCTTTTAGACAACGGCGTTGAGCGAGAAGAACTTGGAATACAGTTTTGCCAAAGTCTTTTCGGCGGTAATTGGGTGCAAACCAGTTACAACGCAAATTTTCGTGGGAAGTATGCAGGTATTGGCGACACTTACGACCCGATGAAGGATGAGTTTGTCTCGCCAATTACACCTTCAATCCCGGAGTAAATCATGGCCGATACTAAAATTAGCGCACTGCCTTTGGGCGCACCGGCACAGGCCACGGATGAAACCGTCATTGCTCGCGGTGGCGCGAACTACAAACTGACGGTATCAGACATTGCTGCTTACAGTGGTGGCGGCGGTACAGTTACTTCTGTTAGTGGAACAGGCACGGTTAGCGGACTAACGCTCACTGGTACGGTAACTACTACAGGCAGCCTAACGCTCGGCGGAACGCTGTCAGTCAATTTGGCTACAAGTGTCACGGGTACGCTGCCTGTCGCTAATGGCGGCACCGGCATCACCTCGTTCGGCACGGGCGTGGCAACGTGGCTCGGCACACCGTCAAGCGCGAACCTTGCCTCTGCTATGACTGACGAGACCGGCACAGGCGCGCTGGTGTTTGCAAACACGCCGACGCTGGTCACTCCGCTGCTGGGTACGCCCACTTCGGGCAACCTGTCCAACTGCACGGCTGACGGCACGAACGCTGTCGGTTATCGCAACGTCCCGCGCTCTGGTTCTGCAAAGACCGGCAGTTATTCGCTGGCAACGGGTGACGTTGGCGAGTTCATCGAGGTCGGCGCTGGCGGCAGCGTGACGATTCCTGACGCGACGTTTGCCTTGGGCGATGTGGTGTCGATCTTCTACTACACCTCGGGCACCGTGACGATTACCTGCACGATTACGACCGCGTACATCGCGGGTACGGATGTGGACAAAGCGAGTGTGACTCTGGCAACGCGAGGTGTGGCGACGATTCTGGTCCTCTCCGGTACGGTCTGCGTAATCTCCGGCAACGTGAGTTAAACCGTGAGCGGATCGCAACTTTTGTTGTTGGGTGGTAC